GTGTGGTGTTGAAACCGGTGGCTTTTTCCTTTGTGATGATTGTGAAGAAGAACTTTTCGAAGAAAATAATTAAAAAAGCTTGACTTTTACAAATAGTATTTGTATATTATAATAGGTGTTAATATCGTAATCGGAAGAACCTATTAACTTAAACGCGATCCAGTTAAAACAAAAAACCCCCAAATTAATGGGGGTTTTTTTTATTCTTCATTTCCTATTATATTACTCAGGAAAAGTTGCTCCTGTTGGTTGAACTACAAAGTCCAATACAATGAACTCAGCTGTTCTTGTTGGTTGTATGAAGATTTGACCAAGTAATTGGTTTCTATCCACTACATCTGGAGTATTATTACTTTCATCCATTACCACTCTAAACGCTGATAATCCACTATTTGCTTGAACTTGTTCTAAGTATGGATTCACAATATTTAGGAATCTATTTCTTGTAGAACTTGTATTTTGTTCGAACACTAAGAATCTTGAAGATGATGCGATAAACTTTCTTAAGTTAATCAATAGTCTTCTTACATTGATTCTATCTAAAGCACTTGGTTTTCCTTGTAGAGTTTTTTGTCCAAACACTACAACACCTTGACCAGGGAAAGTTGCGATAGGATTAATACGATTTTCGTATAAGTCATCTCTTTCTAAATTGGTTAGTCTCGTTTGAGCTTCCAATACTGATGATAATCCACCACGATTCAATCCTGCTGGTGCGAACCACTCTTGTCCTATTCTATCGTTGTTTGCATAAACACCCGGTAGAACAACTGAAGGTGGCACCCAAGTTGGTTTGTTTTTAACACTATCTAATATCTTAACCCAAGGATAATATGTTCCAACATAATTTGAGTCTAATGTTTTTACATCGTCTATTGCTCCTTGAATTGTTCTTCCGTATCTTGAACCATCTAAGATGAAGAATGCGTCTGCTCTATCTTCAATTTTATCAATTGCGTGATTCGTTACGAATGAATGATACTCGTGTATTACACCTGGAATTGCTAATAAGTTAATATCAAACTCATCTGGATTTGAAACGGCGTTGATTGCTCGTTTAAATGCAGTTGTTCCGTTTGATGTTGCTGTACTTAAATCAAACCCTTGTGTATTATTTGCTGCAATATTTGTTCCTGACTTTCTGTCAGTTGCTGGATTTGAACCATCAAATCCGCCTTGGAAAGGAACTTGGAACTTTAATTGTCTGAAGTCAGAACCACTTAAAGATAATGGATTGTCACCTGCTGAGTATTGTGCTCCCAATACTGATGCGTCGTCATTACCAAATGCGTCTTCTAAACTCATTGTTACATTGGCACCATTACCTGCACCTGTTGGTGTTGGTGCTAAGTATTGTTGTTGGTCAACATTATTAAAGTCAAATCCATAGTAAACATTTTGGTCGTATGTTCCTCTTGAATTTTTCTGTCCGTTTCCACTTGTAGCTCCAATGAATGATGCTGATGGGAAAGATGGTGACACAGTACTTCCACTTGGTGTTCCGAGTGTAAGTTTGTGTGGTTCTAAAACTTTATCAAATCCCATAGGTACTAAGTCTTTAGAGATACCTGTTAAATTACCAAAGTCAGAAATATAAATAAACTTAGACTGATTTGGATAATCACCATTGTTGGTTAATTTTCCATTTGAGTCTATTGTTGTATTTCTATCACCGATTGCTCTTGGTAAGTAATTTACTGAATCCTCATCAAAATTTAGACCTGTAAAGTTTTCCAATACAGTTCCGTCATCATTTTGTCCAGGATTATTTACAATCACTTGTAATGAGAAAGTACCAAAGTCACTGCCTGGAACATCTACTGGTCTTTTAACATCTGAGATACCAACTCTATATTTTGAGTTAGCGTTAGTTCCGTGTGAACGAGTGTTTACTTTAAACAAGTCTGTTCTTGCACTATTAACTAATTGTGATTGAATTGCTGGTGTAGTAGCGACTGAGTAGTTAAAACTAAATGGTTCATCTGAACCACTTGATACTAACACTACATCGCTTGAACCCATTTTATTTTGTGTGTCTTGGAAATTTGAATATACATATACTGATTTATTCGCATCTTGAGCGTCCTCACTAAATACTTTTGTAATATAGTTTGCTGAACTTGAATCAAATGACAATGTAAAAGCTGATGTGCTACCTGCATTGTTTGAGTCAAGATTTAATACGAATGAATTTTTTGTAGATGCTGCAGGGTTTGCTAACGAAGCACTTGCTTTACCATTTAATTCTGTATTGTCTGGGTCAGTTGCGCCTCTTGAAGGTTTTAATGTAGCTGCTACAAAAGTTCCAGTTGAACCACTAATAGATAATGTAAGTGTGTCATTTGCATATCCGCCTAATCCTAAAACACGAACGATTGTTACTGCTCCTGCACTACGAAGATATTCTTTTGCAGTGTAAGGAACATAAAAGTCTTGTGTTTCTTTACCAAATGTTTCTTCAAACTCACCTAAATTTCTAACAACTGTTGGAACGAATGCTGGCCCTTCTAATGTAGGGCCGATTAACGCTGCACCAATTTCTGAAATTCCTTGTGGTAAGAAAGATAAATCCTTTTCTCTGGTAAAAACACCTGGACTTACTATTCTTTCGGCCATTTATTTTCTCCTAATTAGGTTATATCGTAAGTATAAATATCAATTTAAAAACTCAAAACGCACTCAAACAACAAATTATTTTTGTGGTGTGAACACGCCTGTTGTCAAGTCTAAACTACCTACACCATATTTACTTTGTAATTCATTAACTACATTTTTTTCCATCATAGCTAATTCGGTATATCCTGTTTCCAAAGTTAGTTTATCATTATTGATTTGTTCTAATCTTTGTTCAGTTTGTATTCTTGACACTTCTAACTCACCTAATTGAACTGTAATTTTATTAAAATTTTCTCTTAAATTTTTAATATTTTCAATTTCATCTTTTGTGAGTTTAATATCTTTTGATTTAGATTTTTTTGCCATTATAACTCCTGTTTTGGTTTGATAATAAATATAAAGTTATTTGTTCAAACAATCACATTTTTG